GTCGTCTATACTTACCTCATTTGTTAAAACTCTTATAGACAGTAAATTTATTATTAAACTGATTAAACTTTAAAAACTAATTATGTTAAAACTAAATTATACAACCGATCCAAACAGCACAGATGTGCAAGACCTCCATCGAGATCAAGTAAAACTGATTGAGGAGAAGAAGCTTGCAGAGGCTTTCCGCTATAGATATCACTTAAACGATGTCCAACATGGCATACTTCAAACGTATTTTGAACATCAATACGTTTTGACGGAAACAGACCCTGCAATAAGACTTAAAACGAGCATGCATCCTATTATGGCCATTTTAAATGACTATAGTATAGTGCATGCCAACAAAATTGCCGCCACTGCCACAGGTAATCACGTTCGCGTGATAACTGTTGGTGATAGCTCCACAAGACGTGTTTCTAACACATTACATAATTGTTTACTACTAGACAATCCACGTGAAGCTTACCGTATCATTAGTTCCAATACGGTCAAAAATTCCAATCGAAATATGTGCGAAGCGGCACGCACAGGCCATGATAATCGCCTAGATTGTTTGAAAGGAACTCAAAATTGCGATTTTAAAGCTGAAATATTGCTGTTCATGCATTCTTTGTATGACATAACTCCAACAGATTTCGCACAAGCTATGCTTAAGCATAAAGCAAGACAGGCCTATGCATACATGCATTTACCTATATACCTTTGTGGCGACGAGTACTCTGAAATAGAGGAAAACGTATTAAGGATCAAAAGATCACACAAAGGCGGAAAACCATACTTATGCATGAGTATGGGCGACAACTCCATTCCATACTTACATTGCGAAGAGAACTGGAAAGCATGGAACACTGTAACTACTATAACATATGGTGGTTTTAAAATAGTGTGAGAAGATGTCGCAGTACATGGGCCCTTACATATTATCAATTTTTGCGTAACGAAAAACTTACCCTGCGAAATATTCAAAACACATCCATTGAGCAAATATGGCACCGATTATTATCTAGTGCCTAGTATTAAAGAACTTTTGCATAATAATTTCGTAGGTGATTTTAAGAAACTTAAGAAACATGTTGTTAAAAGACATATTGTCGACCGCTTACTTAATTATGCCGTGAGGCAGAGTGATGAAGGTTACAAATTCAATGAATTTGCGACAGTTTACAGCGGTTTAGTAAACAACATTAAATTCGGCGCAAAAGAATTATTAGAAGCAACCGTCATGGGTCCCCGCAAGACGCATGATGTTACATTATCACTGTTCATTATCGGCGCTTTAAGGCGCACGGATCGAACAAAAGTCATTTCTGAATGCTTTACTCATATCAAAAAATGGTATAGTAGCACTTGGACTTTAGATTTACGTCATTGGTTCACTAAACATGAGAACGAAATAACAATGGCATATGACGGTGATTTTGAGAAAGCTTCATCTAACACAACAAGGATAAAATGGTTCAACGTTTTTGAATTCGATGACGAACATATTCAACATAATATCGATGTTAAAGTCGATTTTCCTGAATTATTAACAGAAGTCGAAGACGCAGAATATGATCTCGGTGAAACAGATGCTAAAACCAAAAGTGAATTCACTTATTGGATTGCGAATACTGATGGCAAAGCCTCAGCGCAAAAAGACATCACACCTATAATGCCAGCTGGCATTAAGAGCCTAGCAGAACCAACCATTGTTGCGAAATTACCAATAGTTAACAATAAATGCTTTACTATTGAAGGTAACGATTTTGATCAAATAATCGTTAACAATAAGCTAAAAATGACCCATTATGAAGCAAATCCAATGCTTCTTGATTTCGACACACCATATGTTGGTAATCAAGAAGAAACACACGCTCTTAATCAAGTACACATCGCTAAAATCAAGGAAATTAAATATCAGCAGAAAAAGCTTGAAAAATTTTCAAAGAATAACAATATACTTGAGATGGATGAAATTAGCTCTACAACAGTGACATCCACAGTTCCTGATTTAACAGAAGATCTAACCGATCGCGGCAACGAAACTGGCAATGACGTAGACTCAGTATCTGAGTACTCTATTAATTCCGATGATATGCTATTGGATTATAATATTCGAAATGAATTGCTAAAAGAAGCCGAAGAATTGGAACGTAGAAAACACGTAATCGATGAATCCGACGCAGTAGAGAGCAAATCTCTTGACGAAGCACACTTTCATTCACAATTGTTGAAGGAAAACCTCAGTGCGCTGTCAAATCAAACTCTCGAAGAAAGATTGGATAATTCATTTAAATTAAAAGATTTCACACATGAAGAAAATATGTTAACATGGCATCAGAGCGATAGTAGTGTATTTTTAATACACCAAATAGAACGGTCCATTAACAACGAATTCGATTCTAAGAAATTGAATGATCTTCATTACTTGAGAAATATTAAATTGCAACGACTTGACCCAGACATAAGAAATATCTACAAACCAATTCTTGAAGTAGACCCAACATCTTACATGGTTAAATTCAATCAAATCGTTCATAAAAATATATCAAGTGCTATGAAATTAGATATAGAGGAAATTGTTAAAAACAAAACAGAAATTTTCAATGTGCCAATAATACCAAAGAATGTTTTTCGCATTCTCTTTGACAACTGGCTTTCATTGAAAAATAATTCTGGAAAGTCACCATTGATGACTCCTGAATTGTTTTCTAGATGTGCTGAGGTTAGACAGCATTATAAAACAAGACCTCTTGAAGAAAGATTACATTACTCACATATGCCTAGCGTATTTGGTGCAGGTCACTGTGCCATGAACGCGATTTGGCAATGCTTACCAAAACATGATAAACCATCCGTCGGAAAATTCTTACGACGCATTTATTATTATTCAGCATTGTGTAAAATCGATGGCATTGATGAGTACATCGTTAATGGTTGGAAGACGGATAATTCCAAGATCACCAACCAAGTCATACAACATGCATTTTCAATAATTGCTCAAAGTTATAACGTTAGAATCAGGATTTATGATGAATTCACTCAGAATTTAATCATAATTGAATCCCCTGAAGCTACACAGCCTGAGAATTTAACTATATATTACAAAGACTCTCATTACACAGCCACACCAACCGGTGGTAGTTCATCCACATTAGAGATGATACTTGAAAAATCTGAGATTCTTAAAAACCGTAAGGATATGAAAATAGATAGATTCGTAACAATTCAACCGCAAGGTTATGAGGCAAAGTTAATGACGAAGCATTATAAGACGGATGAATGTGATGAAATTAAGCATTATAAAAGCATACCTAAAGATCTTAAGTTTAACGACAACGTTAAGATGCACCACGCTTGGTGCGATGATCATGCTTTAAAGAATGTTTTCACCACAAAATATGATTGTGTTTATTGGGAAATCGATTACACTTTCAAACATACCGCTTCAATATTGAAATACATACAATTCATGCAGAATGCCAACACTATAAATATTATAGTCAGTAAACGCAATCATCCAGAGATGTGGAGATTATCTTCACTCTTTGAGAAAAGCGAAATTCATGATATAGGCGAC